TCTTCAAAGCTACGTTCCGAAGTTTCGGTTTCGTAGATCTCTTTATGCTCTTCGCCGTATTTAGCGTATTCCAGACCGAACAGAGCGTTCAGACCGGGGAGCAGTTCTTTAAGTAGTTGTGCGCGTGAAATTGCCATTTCTTACTCCTTAAACACCAGTGGTGTTGTTGTACTGGTGTGTGTTGATTTTCACCAACAACTCGGTGTAAGTGTCAGCAGCAGTAGCTGTTTCTGGCACCACGTCGATCACACGGATTGGAATAGTGGCTGTAGTGCCTGCGCCGGTCAAGGTCACAGCGAAAGCAGAATTACCAGTGGTAGTGCTGCCAGCGTTAAGAACCAAGGCCAAGTTAGTGCCGACTACAGTACGACCAGCAGAACTCATGGTAGTTCCAGAAGACACAACAGCAACTTTGAAAAGTGCTTGCTGGTCATCTACAACATACGCATAAGCCAAATTGCTTGAGGTGCTGATAGATGCGGGAATGTACTGAGCTTCAACGGTTTGGCCGCTGGAGTTTACGTACTGACCGCCTACGCACACGCCAACAATGTTGCCGGAGTTAGTAGCAGTTGAAAGAACCAGATAACCTGTGCTGTCGATTTGAACTGTATCTCCAAAGAAGATAGCAGTACCAAAAGAAGCGGCTACAGGAATCTGCCGAAAAGCACCAGCGTAAGGCTTGCCATCAATAGAGTTGATGGGTTTTAAGCCGTACGGGGCCGAGACAGTGGGGTAAGCCATGTTTTAAGCTCCAAAAAAAGTTAAGTACCTCTTCCGAAAGTGACCGTGGATTTACGTTCCTTGAACATAGGCATCCTCGGATCATTTTCACGCATGTAAGTGTTATCTACTGACTGCATCTGAGCCTCCGCTTGTTTGCGGTAATACTCATCACGCTGTTCAGCAAATTCCACTGGGGTTTTGCAAAGAAGCAGCCCACCAACTTCAATCGAATCAGAGAAACGACCATTGGCCGATCCAAAGAGACGAATCTCAGGGTGGTCAGACGCCTTTACAGGTTCCCAACCTTCGCGGAGTTTTCCAGAAATATTAGTGGCGTCATCTTTTCCAAGAGTCGCAATACGAATCCAGCGAAACGCATAACCCGGTTCCGGATTTGGATCGGGCAGGAGCTGGGGAGGCATCCATTGTTTGGGGCGCTCCATCTTCTCACGGCTCTCAGTGTCACGAGGCGCACGAGGCGCACGGGGATTAACAGTTTCAATATCAGCCATTTTTATTTCCTCATTTCTTCCGCAACCTTACGAGCATAGAGTTCCAAAGGAACGCCGAGCCGCTTGGCGATATTCACCTGCGTTTGGGTAAGTACGACTTTTCTAGGCGCAGTACTTCTCGTTGCCGGTGCGACAACATTCGACTTAGGCTTAGGGGAAGATACCGCATCCCCCTGTTTTTCAGACTCGAACAAATCTGGAAAACGTTCCCGCATATCAGTGTCGATACGTTTGTAGTATGCATCACTGCCTGCTTGAATACCCTCTCCAACCAAGTCCTCGTGTAAACCGAGGGCATAAGCCGTTGCTCGTTTATTAGATCCAAACCACTGATTCTGGTCTTGCCAGTTTCTTAGTTTTGGGTCAACTTGCGCAGGCGCTGATTGAACTTGTTTGGTTTGTACATCAGGTTCGTCCTCTTGTAAAGGGGTGGGTTTGAAATTATTTACCCGCTCCGCTTTCATTTTGACGCTAGTTAACTCATCCTGCGCTTCTACAAGCGCATCAGAATCACCTGATTCATAAGCTTCTTTGTACTTACGCTTAGCCTGAATTAACTCATTAGCAACTACTTTTTTAGCTTGTTCAAGCAAAGCAGACTGCCCTTGAGATAGTGAACCTTTGAGTTTTTTGTTCTCTTCAGTTACGGCTTGCGCAATACGCAACGCTTCTTCTTTCTCACGCTCAGCAGCCTCTTTAGCACGCCGCTCCTCGTGATAACCCTTAGTGAAGTGTTGAATACGCTTGCGTACGCTTTCGTCATACTTAGCAAGCTCTTCTTCAGTTACGTCCTTTGGAGGCTCCTCCATAGGTTTACGGTTGCGATCCTCCGGAGGTGTATCGTCTACAACCTCAATCTCCGGCGTATCGTCCGCTTCGGGTTCAACAACCTTACCGCCTTTACGGGGGTTTTCTTCTTTTTCGTCAGGAAACTCGAATTCTGTTTGATCCATGATTTACTCCTTAAGGCCGTTGAATACCACGAGGGTCTTGCACAACCGCCTGCACTGAATCGTCGTTAATCAAACGCCACTCAGTACCGTGGATCTTCATGCGCGTGCCTGAATTAGGGCGCACCAAAATAAAATCACCCACCTTACAGCTAGGGCCGCTAGGAAAGCGAGCTTTGTCTTGAAACGCATCAGGCCCAATCTTTGTCACAAACAATACGGGGGACAAAAGCTCCTCGTACATCATGGTCTGGCCTGCCTTAAGTAAACCGTTGTCGTACTCGTCGTCTGCTTTTGGGAGCATACAGAGCAAATGGTACGTTACTGGCTCAGGGAGTTGCTTGGCTTTTTCTTCGGGTTCTTGGTTGAGAACTCCCGATAAATCAACCGCAGATACATCAAAATTACTCATCGTCATCATCCTTCAATTTACGCACGAGATCTTCAATTTCCTGCTGTGCGGTAGTTAGACCTCGGATCACCCCGCACAGATCGCGGTATTCGGCGTAGTCTTTAGCTGCGCCGCTTCCCACTGATTCGACAATAAGTCTTTTGCGCTCCTCCAATTTCTTTTGGAGCAACTCCATCACAGTATTTGCCATTAGTCTCCTTTATAGGTAAGTCTGCTCGTTTTGGGCTTGTTGAGCTTTAAGCTGCAACTCAGCCTGCTTGATAGCCAGATCGCCCTGCACTTTCTGTGCTTTGATCTGAGCTTCTTGAGCTTTGATCTGCAACTCTTGCTGCTGCATCTGGATGATCGGATCCTGCATCTGCTGCTGAGCCTGTTGCTGTGCAGCCTGACCCTTGTTAATAGTGAGCAACTGCGTAGCAGCTTGTGCCACCAGAGCAGACATCTGAACCTCAACCTGATCCGGCAACTCCACATTCGGTGCTGGCAGCGTCGCGCCAAGTTGTTCTTGTATCTTCTGGCGATACTGAAACGCAACGTGTTCTGCGACGTGGGCCATGATTGCCCCCTGCATCTGCTGGGCCATCGGGCTCTGACCAATCTGAGCCATCACCATAGGATCTTGCATCATGGTTGTATGTACAGCAATGTGGGCGTCGTGGTCTTGGTAGATAAACGCCTTAACAGGTTTGCCCGTAATGAGCGCCATGTTTTCACTAACTGGATCCCGTGGAGTCATGTCGTCTGGTAGTGGGATTAACTTCTCCGCGTTCTTGATACCCAACACTTCAATCATCTGACGGTGCAACACTGGCAAGTCGTAAATCTGGGGTGCGCCCTGAGCCAACTGGATAACAGCCTGATACTGCATGATCCTCTGTGCCATCGTGGCGCTATTGGGATCAGATACAGGGATCACGTCCACCATATCGTAGTCGGCCTGTTTGGCCATACGATCACCTTCGGCAGGGTCGTAACTGTATTCATCAGGGGTGTAGTCACGAATGATGGACTTGAGGAGTTTGAACTCCTGCTTCATCGAATAGTGCACCCGAGCCTGAACTGCGCTCATGGTCTTAAGCTGTCGCTCAAGCAACGCCAGTGTTGTGCCAACGGGAGCTTGTGCGCTCATGTCCGACACTTTCATATCGGCAATTGACCCTAAACGACGTGCCTCGTCTGTGATCTGGTTGAGCAACGCCATCAATGTCTGGCTTGGCTCTTTGTAAGGCAGCGGTAAGATATTGTCTCTCACGCTCCCTGAAGGCAAGTCCACATCACGGAACTCGCCGGGCTGAATAGGGGTGTCATCCCCCCTGATACGCAGTCCACGAGACTTGAGTCCGCCGGGCAGATTCGATAAAGTACCCGCATCAACCAACTGGCGGATGAGGCTTGTCCCTGCTCGGGCGTATCCACCGATGATATGTATCAAGCCCAGACCGTACGCACCAAAACCGGGCACGTAGGTGTACTGCACAAAATGTTGTCTTTTTGAGCGGGTCTTGTCGTCTTCGTTCCAATTCCTACGAATTGCAAGAATTTTAGTAGTGCTGCGATCAATAGTGATGACGTACGGCAGCGCAATATCGTCCGGGTCTTCGTATCCCGGCATGTTGAAATCCGCATGGATCTCAAGGATCTGATATCTATCGTCGTCAGTTAGGGAGTACCCCTGATCCTCTGCTTTTTTCTTCTCCACGTCGGTGTGGATAGTGGTGGGTTCGCCCAGTTCTACCTCACGATAGAAGCCCGCCACTTGCAGTTTCTTAATATCGTTCTCGGTCTTACGCATGATGTGCGTAAGGCGTTCGGCAGTGTTGGCGCTGGTTGCGCCATAAGGAATAATGATGTCTTCGGCGGGTATGAAGATAGATGTTTGACGGTTCAAACTGGGATCAAAATACACCTTTTTAAAGGCCGAGCCCGCTAAACCTAACGAGTACAACATGCGCTCGTGCTCAGGGCGATACTCCTGCATCACCTCTGTCAACTGATAGTTCATATCATCACGAACCCTCTCAGCCGCATCCTCTTTCAGCTTATCAATAGCGCCTATGATTTCCGTCTTAACTGGGCCTTGTGCTGGGAACGTCTCAATAATCGTCTCTGACTGAAACCTAATCGCAGCTTCTGTAAGCACGGTAGAGTAAACACCACAAGCCCCAGTCCAAGGTTCAGTACGCTCTTCGTACTTCATACCCAAAACATCTAGGCCCTTTACATACATCTCTACCCAGTCTTTACGACTGTTGATGTCTGCATCAACCAACTCAATCAAATCACTAGCTACAACTTGTAGTTCGCCTTCGTCCATGTACTCGGCAAGGTTGGCACCAAAGTCTTCTGCTGTCTCCGGCTCTGGAGACAACTCAATCTCTACCCCGCCCATATTAATTGAGACACTATCTGGGTTCTCGACCTCAATCTCCATCACCGGTTCTTCTGAACCTAAAGGGTCGAGCCCCTGCGGAGCTGCATAGAGAGAAGGAGTCATACTATTTGTAGCCATACTTGTCCTTAGTAGTAAGCAGCTTTACGGCTGCTCTTAAACCATTGTTGTTCTTCCGGCTCGTCGGTCGGAAGACGGATAAAGCCACCCTGACGGAATCTTAACAGGGCTAATGTAGTTGAGTCTACTAAGTCGTCATTCTGTCCAGAAGGAAAATCATTGCACTCCTCTATAACTTCTTTTGCCCACCTACGATCCGGTGCAAATACAATACCGCCTTGGAACAAAGTTGAAACCGCATTGACTCGGGAGATCTTGTCCTGCCCCTTACCCGGCGTAAACTCTTGTGCTGGAATACCCATACGCCTAAACTCTTGGTAAAGCACAGAACCAGAAGATTTTTTCTCTACAATAAATACGTCAGGCTCCCACTCTTTATACTCTTTTAATACTAATGCTTTAAGGTCAGGATATTCAAGACGTTTTTTAATAGAGTTAAGCAAGATAATTGCAAAATTATCTGTTTCTTCGTTAAAAAATACTCCCCACGTAGTAAGAGCATTATAGTCAGACCTATTGTTGGCTTCTTGTGCTGAATCCAGCGACATAATGGTAAATTCACACTGTGGAGGGTTCTCTTCCTCCCATATATTCCACCATTCTCGTTTGATTAACGCACCTTCTTCTGATGTAGGCTGTTGCATATACTGAGCATTCCAGTATCGAATATCAATAGCTGCTTTTTTAGCTAATAACTCGTCAACATCCCAAAACTCTGGCCATAATGCGGTGCCGTCGTCTTTAATAGCAGGAAATTCGACCACTTCCCACTTGTCTACGTCCTCATTGCGATCCATTTGCATGACAATTTGGCCCGTAAGATCGAGTTTTGACCATCTTGTCATCACTACAATAATGGCTCCCCCCGGCATAAGACGTTGGAGAGGGCCAGACTGAAACCACTCCCAAGCAGGTAGAAACACTTCGGGCTTTCCCGTCTTAGCGTCCTGCTCAGAGTGCGGATCATCAATAATAAATAAATCGGCGCCCCTACCAGCAAGAGCACCTCCAACTCCAATAGCAAAATACTCGCCATTAAAGTTTGTACCCCAGCGTGAAGCGGATTTTGAATCGCTCTGCAATTCAATCTGCGGAAAAATGTTCCTATAAGACTCAGATCCGACCAAATTTCTTACTCTTCGGCCAAACTGCACGGCTAAATCAGCCGTGTGTGAGCCCATAATAACCTTTTTATGCGGATATTTGCCTAGAAACCACGCTGGTGCTAGATAAGAGATAAGTTCTGACTTACCGTGACGCGGTGCAATATTCACAATCACGCGTTTTTTCTCTCCCCGAGCTATTTCCTCGAAGATTTCAATCAATTTTAAGTGGTGCGGGCCCACTTTATACCCCGGATAGACGTGTCTAACAAAGTCAAGGAACGAATCCTTGCCAATTACCTGCGTCATCTGAGCCTGATACTCCTTCATTAGCTCTAATACCCGGCGTTTTTGCGCATCAGGCATTGTTGGCAGAGCTTGTTTTAGCTTTGCAAGCTGGGCAGGAGTTACTTTAGGACTCGTCATCAATCCCTTTAGTGAATACAGCTTTGGCTTCTACGTCAATAACCTGTCCTTCGATCATACTTAGAGTACTGAGAAGCTCAGCTTCTACTTCTTCAATAGACATATGTTTGTGAGTAACTTCGCTACGCTTCTTGAAGGCGTCTACGCCATCAACT